AGATCATGTCCACGTAATCCATTCCTGCGACAACAGGGTGTGCTTTAATCCCGACCACCTTAGGCCGGGGTCAGAAGGCGACAATACGAAGGACATGATGGATAAAGGAAGAGGAGCCAATCAATATGGATCAAGCTACACTTGGAGATAAAACTGTGGTTTCCGAAGTTCCTAGTCCATTCCTTACAGGGACAACTATACAGTATGCTTTCGACTCAACTAGCCTTGGCTACCTTAAGCGATGTCCTCGACTGTACTATTACACTGTCCTCTGCGGGTGGACCTCAGTTGAAGATAGCGTGGACCTCCGCTTCGGGATCGAGTACCACCGAGCCCTGCAAGAATACGACGTGCTTAAATCTACTGGGCTTAAGCATGACGATGCAGTTAGAGGAGCTCTTCGTTCCCTACTTACCCGAGCTCATGAGTGGCCCTTCGACCACAAGTTCAAGACTAAAGAAGCGCTAATCCGAACCTGCCTTTGGTACATGGAGAAATTTCGGGATGACCCTGCCAAAACCTACATCTTGGAAAACGGAAAACCAGCTGTTGAACTCAGTTTTAGATTTGACCTCGACTGGGGACCCGACGCCGCTACCGACCAGCCTTACATGCTTTGTGGCCACCTCGATAAAGTGGTGGTTTACAATGATGAACTGTTTGATCTGGATCGAAAAACCACTACCAAAACCCTAAGCGACTACTACTTCGCCCAGTTCGAACCTGACAATCAGATGACGCTATACTCACTGGCAGCCAAGGTGATCTTGGATGCACCAATCAAAGGAGTGATAATCGACGCAGCACAGGTACTGACAGAAAGCTCTAGGTTCGTTAGAAACTTCACCTATCGAACCGAAGGGCAGCTAGATGAATGGATCAAGGATCTGGAGTATTGGTTCTCCATGGCCGAATACTACGCCGAGCAGAACTACTGGCCACAGAACGACACCGCCTGCGATAAGTATGGTGGATGTAGGTTTAGGCAGATCTGCTCCAAGGATCCGGGAGTGCGCCAGAGATATCTAGAAGCAAAGTACGTTCAACTTCCAAAGGAGGAAAGATGGAACCCACTGAAGCCAAGATAGAGTTTGTAGCTGGGTACACAGCCGCGGTCAATATAATCAAGCGCACAGCCGACCACGAGGTACTGCACGAGAACCCACGCATAAATCGAATACTCCACCAGTCACTAGAGGCCATCGTAACCACAATGATAGACGCAATAGGAGATGTAGTAGATGCCAACTTTAGAGAAACACCAATCCAATGAGTACACCAAACTACTCTGTCTCGGAGACAGCGGTTCAGGTAAGACGGGAGGCATTGCGCCTCTTGTCAACGCTGGTTACCACCTACGCATACTCGACATGGATAACGGTCTTGAGTCCCTCAAACAACAGGTCCTTAGGCTCTGTCCTGAAAAGATTGCGAACGTGGAATACCGAACTCTCCGCGATAAACGTAAAGCTAGTCCAAGCGGCCCGATCATCGACGGTTCACCAAAAGCTTTTATCGAAGCAATTCGAATGCTCGATAGATGGAGATATGTAGATGGAGGAAATGAGATCGACTTGGGTGTCCCGGCCGAATGGGGTCCCGATGTTATTCTTGTCATCGACAGCCTTACCTTTCTCTCTGATGCTGCCTATGATTGGCGAGAACCTCTCACGCCAAAAGGAAAGGAGGGTAAGTACGACCAGCGAGCAGTATATAAAGACGCGCAAGATGCGATCGAGAGCGTTCTGGCGCTTGTTACATCAGAAGCTTTCCGAACCAACGTCATCGTCACGTCGCACGTCAAGTATGTCGACAATCCTGATGGTACGAAGAAGGGTTACCCGACCGCAGTTGGTTCGGCGCTATCGCCGCAAATACCTAGATACTTTAATACAGTGGCACTCTTCCAAACGAAGGCAGGAGGCAAGAGAACGCTACATACAGCAGCTACTGCGATGATCGATCTAAAGAACCCCAAGCCATTCGCCATCGAAAAGGAATATCCAATCGAAACCGGCATGGCGCATGTCTTCGCAGCACTACGTTCACCACCAACACAGGAGGAAAAACCCACACCCACAGCACCACCCCTTATCACATCCAAACCTAAACTCATCAAATCCCTAAGGAGATAACACATGGATACCCCCAACTTTGGCGCAATACTCGATCGTCCGGCCAACGAGATCCAGCGGCCCAAGCCCTTGCCAGTAGGCACCTACGTCTGCGTAGTCGTAGGCCTCCCGCGCGAGGATAAGTCCACCAAGAAAGGAACCGAATTCGTCGAGTTCACCATGAGACCAATCGAAGCCTCGACCGATGTCGATGAAGACGACCTTAAGGCGATGGGAGGGCTTGAGAACAAGACCCTTCGCGTAACCTTCTGGCTCGTCGAGGGACAAGAGTGGAGACTTCTTAAGTTCTTGAGAGATGATCTTAAGATCGACGCGGAAGACGAAGACGGCGAGTCCAAGTCCCTTCGCCAGATGTGTTCTGAAGTCACCAACCGCCAAGTCCTTGCCTATGTCAGGCATCAGGCTTCGGACGACGGCACCACCACCTACGCTCAAGTCGGTACCACCGCGCCAGTTGAGTAAGCCGCTCCTTTGCCAATAGCGTAGCTTACTCTAGGTGGGTGGGGGCATCAGGTTCCCGCGTTGACCCCCACCCACCTTCCATCAGGAAAAGGAAAATGAATGACATCGTCATCATCGGCGAAAGCTGGGGAGAGCACGAAGAGCGACAAGGACGCCCCTTTGTCGGACCGTCAGGTTACGAGCTTACTCGTATGCTTAACGAAGCTGGCATCAATCGGGGAGATTGCTACCTCACTAACGTCATCAACGCCCGACCTCCCGGAAATCGAATTGAGTCCTTTTGCGACTCACGTGGTGGAGGAATTGTCGGTTATCCTGCGCTCGTTAAAGGAATGTATCTTAGAGCTGAGTTCGCTGGCGAAATTGACCGACTCGCCGGAGAACTCATTGAGCAAAATCCCAACCTCATCATCGCACTGGGTAACACTGCCCTCTGGGCAATGCGCGGTCAAACTGGAATTAGCAAACTCCGCGGAACCACCCTTCTATCTACACATACCGTCGAGGGATTCAAAGTCCTTCCTACGTATCACCCTGCTGCGGTGCTTAGACAATGGGAGCTACGACCAACCACAGTTGTTGACTTAATCAAGGCCAGAAGGGAGAGCGGATACCCGGAGATACGCAGGCCGCCGAGGGAGATATGGATCGAACCAACACTCACAGATATGAGGTTGTTCCATGACCGATACATCAGTGGAGCTAGAGAAGTTGCTGTCGATATTGAAACTGCTGGAGAACACATTACCTCAATCTCATTCTCTCCAAACCCTAGAGTTAGTCTCGTCGTTCCTTTCCTTGGGCCGAGAAGAAAGGAGCGAACTTACTTCCCTGACTTGGCTAGTGAGGAAAAAGCTTGGGATTTTATTCGACGTATTCTCGGAGATCGAGCTATCAGGAAAGTCTTCCAAAACGGATTATTCGACATCGCCTTCCTCTGGCGAGCCTACGGCATCCCAACCTACAACGCAGTCGACGACACCATGCTGCTCCATCATTCCCTTCAACCCGAGTCGCTCAAGTCGCTCGCGTACCTAGGCTCAATTTACACCGATGAAGGCGCGTGGAAGGATCTTAAGAAGCATTCGTCCACCATTAAGAGGGACGCATGAAGATCATTAACACCGCGGAGGTAGATCCACATGATCTTAGTGAATGGGAACGAGCGCAAGTCTACAATGGATTGGACGCCGCAATCACGATTGAAGTCCTACATTGCCTCCTTCCTCAGCTGGACAGACATACTCGTCGCACATATGACTTTGAACGAGCTCTTCAAGGACCTGCCCTCGAAATGCGACTCCGCGGAGTCCTCATCGACCAACGAAGAAAGGTAAAGGTCATTGATGAATTCAGAGAAAACATCGACAGACTCGAACAGAACCTCGAACGACTTACCGGAGAAGGCCTCGGCTTATATGGCTTCAATTATAGATCTAATCCTGATCTACATAATTTATTTTATGGTACTCTTAAAATTCCGCCGATTATCCGCGCTGGCCGCCCGACTGTTAATCGCGATGCCTTGGAGAAGCTGGAGAACTACACGGTCGCAAGACAATTTGTTAAGCAT